TAATTGTGACATTATTATTGTCTGCAATCCAATCAGAAATTTCTCTTATCTCGTTAGCCACTTCTCCGCTTGAAACGATATAGTTTACATTGACGACATTACCGTTTTGCAATTCTTTACCTAGATTGCCGTCACCAAAATACAATTCATATTCTTGATTGTTTACCTCTTGAACAAAGTAAACAGCACTATCAGATTTTACATTTTCGATATTATCAGCTTTAACAAAAATCTCAGTGTTTGATGATCCAGAAAACTCAACGACTTCTACTTTCAAAGAGTCTAAATCGATATTTTTATTATTTAAAACATATTTAACCGGATTTACAGTATTTACGATAAAGGTTTGTTGAGTTCTAATACCCTCATAAACATCAATCGTTTCCACATAGTTTAAAGCTTTGTAGAAATTGTAGCTGTCATTTGTAACAAACTCAAAAACTTCTCCCGATTCTGCGGTAACTTTGAAAATACTACCTTCAGGTAAACTAATCGAATCGTTATCGCTCTCATCATCGTATGTGACGATCATTTGAGTAGTCGCAGATTTAGCAGAAGTAGGTATGTAATCCAACATCTTTGCTCTCGAAACCACACTGTCTCTTATTTGTGCGGAATCAAGAAACATCTCATTACCTACCATGTTTGTATAAAATGCGTTTTGATAAGAATTATACGCGAGAATATCTAGAATGAGATTCATTACTGAACCTTCAAAGTTATAATCCCTAAACTCACCTTGATTTCCAATGTAATCTTTTATAGATTCTTTTATCTTATCGAAATCTAATTCTGTGACATTTATTACTGGTTTATTAGCCATTGTTTTTTCCTATCTTGTTCTTTCGATTACAATCTCAACATCAACTGGTGCTGATTCGTTTATTGGAATAAATTTAACTGTTACGTTTAAAGCATTTCTATCGTAATCTGGTAACACACCAACATTCAATAGTTCTGCTCTTGGTTCATTATTTCTTATAGCTCTTTCAATGTCATCACGAATTAAAAACTTTGTATATGAAGAATCTAAATTCTCAAATAATTGTGCGATCAGATTACCACCAAAAAATATGTTGTATGGTCTTTCGTAGAAATTGGTTAGTACGATATTTTTGACAGACTGTTTAATCGACTCAGAATTTTTTACCAAGACAATATTACCATTCACAGGATGAGCAGTAAATGATAACGGTATGTCTGAATAAATCGTTTCTTTTGACTCTCTATACATTTAATGTCCTCCTATTTAAAGTTGTGGATCCACTTTTGATTGTGTCTGTTTTGTTGGAGTTTCTTGTGCAACTTTTACTCCTACTCCTGGTAAAGGTTGATCTTCACCCGAAGAAATTGATTTTGGTCTTACTATGGCTGTAATTCTTCTGGTATAATCTTTCGCACCATACTCACTAGCCCTTATTCTGTTACCCTGATTTCCTCCAGTTCCCAACCAGTTTCTGTTTGAATCATATCCAGCAAAGAATGTAGCATGACTGCTACCGTTTTGTTTCAATAAAATCAAATCTCCTAATTTCACATCATCTACAGGAAATTCAGACAATGAAGACGAACCTCTAGTATCGACAATCACTTTTCCCAAACTACCAGCTCTAGCCTGATTTAACAAAAAGGTAACACCCGCAGTAGGACTAACTGTGTTACCAGATATTAGTAAAATGAAACTAGCAAATCCTGCACACCATGGCGCACCTAACAGTCCCTTTAATTTTATAAAGTTCCACATAAATTTTATTCCAGGGCTGATGTTGCTGCCGTTTATTTCATGCCAAACATCATTCTTGAAATGATTACCACCATTTAAAATAACATTTTTAAATCTTGGATCTTGAACAGCCATTATGGCATCTAATGTATTAATATTGACTCTAGATTTATCTGGAATTAAATTTGTACCTACTATATCTTCTACTACTTCCCATTCCTCTGTAGACATTTCTCTGTCGATATAATAATTTTTACTATTTCTATCAACACCAGGTAACTTAACTTTATTTGCAGGATATCCTGCGGCCGATGTTGGTCCACCTGTTCCACCCACTCTAGGAACAACAGCTCTTGCCTTATCATTGTTCGTTACAGTTTTAATAGCACCACCTGTACCAGATTCATAGAATAACTCAGAACCAGTGACACCAAACACATTTAAATTACCGCTTTCTGTTGTTTGTAATTCTCTATCATAGATAAAGTTAGTTAAAGGGTTTAGCGGCTGTGAATTATAGATAAGCGCAGACGATGCTGGATTAATAGAAATACTATCTGTGCTCTTTGCATCAAATGCTGGTAAGTTACCGATATCATCTCTGGAAATTTTCGCAAATTCACCATCAAGAACATATCTTGTTCTAAAGATATTTGATTTGTGCCAAATATCCGAATAGGCTTTAAGATAAATGTCATTTCCCGCATTCATATCAATATCAATATCAGCTTGCATATACAACTGTTCGTTTGCATGTAAGTCTATATCTTTCTGGGCATATAAAGTAATACCCTCGTTAGTATTCGTACCCTTAGCGTTAATCTCTGTATTTTTAGATTTTAATGTAAATTTACTATTTGTATTAATGTCGAATGTATCTTTTGAATGTAAAAAAGTCTTGGCATTCGTAGAGGCCGTAATACCTGTTTCAGCATTCAGAAAATAATTCGCATTTGTTATATTGAATATCTCATCATCAGCTTCTAGATGATAAAATCCATTTGTAGTAATACTGATGTTACCACCAACATCTAATGTATAATCACCCTTTACATTATGTGTAAAGTTTCCTTCGACTTGCATATCAGCATCACCACGAACATAGAGATAAGAATCACCATCTACATAAACTTTAACATCACCTCGTATACGAACACTATCACTACCCATGATAACACTGTAATTGTCTTTTGCAACATGTGTTACCATATCACCGTTATGATGCATTTCATACATTGTTCCTGTACGATGCATTGTACATATTCTTTCAGAGCCTAGAGTGTCGTCAAACTCTTGAATATGACCCGATTCCGTTTCCATAACAGACGCATAGGGATATACTGTTTTTCTTTCCGGTATTGGTTCACCTATCAAATCGTCAGCTTGTTTTTCTCTTAACTCAATAGAAGGGTGTTTTTTATCACCCATTTCATTAATCGTTCTATTTCTTGCGAGAGAATTAACATCTGGTCTTCTAACTTCTTTTGGATAAACACCTCGTGGATCTGAGTGACCAGCATTCTTATCACCGCGTTGCTGTGGAAATCCTGGTATAGAACCGAATATGACAGGTTTTTGTTTTTCAAAACCGTCTATGTAAAATCCGACAACCAGAGAACCTTCGACATAACCAGTAGCCGATACACCAACATCGCCCATAGAAGCTGAGTTATTAACTACAACCTGAGCCCAAGGTAAATCACTGGTAGGAAGAATACTCTTATCTTTTGTTTGCTCGAGCGTGCGTACACGAACACGACCCATTTGTAATGGATCTTGTCTATCTTCCACGATACCCATAAACCAAAAGAATTGTGAAATGTTGTCTTTGTCTATCATTTTATGTTTTAGGTAATGTTGTGTAGTTTACGTCTTTTACACATTGAACGATTGTGCTGAAATTGGAGTTCTTGGCTGTAAATACATGTCTTAGTTGTGAAACAACAAAGAAGGCACCCGAGTTTACGTCTCCAAACAATCTATCAAGCTCATTGACTCTATCCCTATTAAAGTTTTCCGTTGGTATATTTATTTTGATTAAATCTCCTATTTCTAAATCAGTATTTCCGGAAATGTCTATTTCTAAAACAATGTTGTTAAACTGTGTTTTAGAAGCATGTTCTAAGTGTTTCCAATTATGTCTTGTCGAAGGATTCCTTAATTGTGGATCAAACAATTTTGCACTAACAAATTTTCCATTCGGATCACCATATTCTTCACCTATATTTGAAATAATTAATTCTCTATGTGGAGATTCCGAATCTTTTGTATTTGTATTGTTAGTTCTTTTTTCATTGTATGTTGAGTTTGGTGTAATTACACTTGAGAACTCAGTAGAATCCATATGTGCTATTTTTTCGAAATCTCTTTCGTAAATAAAAGTTTTCACTTCTCTAATTTTTGTTATTGGATCATAAGAAAGTGTAGTGTGATTAAATAATCCTTTTCTTAGATTTTCTTCGTTATCTGTCTGACGAGTAAATTTAAACTCTTTTATTTTTTGATGTTCGTGAATAGGATGACCCTGTGGATCTTTAATTACTTGATCTGTAGAAGTTCTATCAAAGAAAAAGAATTCTTGTACTTTACCACCATCTTTAAATAGTTTTTTATCAGCCAGTATCAGTTGATCTAAAGTCACAAAATTCCAACCTCGATTGTTTTCATAGAATATGAAATTAGAAGATTTTGTTTTTCTACTTGGTTTTTCTTCTATTTCCTTTTCGTAA